GCGTATGATACTGCTCCATTAGATTCAAATAAATTAGGTATATTCTTTTCGCCGCAAACTATGATAAATGAAGATATTATTGCGCAATTAGGATTTACATCATTAGATGATTATATAGGAGATCCGTCTGATTCATCAAAATATGAATATCCGGCACTTTTACATAAAGCTCAAGATTATTGGAAAAAATATAAAGAAAAAAATGATTTTAATGCATATATTAAAATATTTACATTATTTGATTTATCATTCTTTCAACAATTAAATCAATTATTGCCAGCTCGCGTTAATAAAATGACCGGGGTGTTAATACAACCAAATTTACTAGAAAGAAATCGATATAATAATTTACCATCAATATCATATAGCAGCAAAACGTATGAAGCCGTATTAAATAATGTTACTGGTTCGATATTTGGTTCTGAGTATACATTATCTAGTTCATTAAATGTTTATAATCATGACAATCTTACTGCTAATGAGTATATGTATTCATCATCATTAAATATATTTAATGAAACAAATATAGTTTCAGAATATAATTCTGTTTCATCAATTATTGATATATTTTCAAATGCATATGCTGGTAGTATATATAAACACGAATATGCAATATGGAATGGTACTGAATATGTAACTGGGTCTACTCCTTATTGGAAATCTGAAGCTGTTATGCAACCAATAACATCATCAGTTTATTCGGAATTTTCATTTAAATCTGGATCTGTTAGTTATTTAACAGTATCAGGATCGGTATATGGATCTGGATCATATGGTACATCATCATATGCAATAATATCATATGATATAACAGGTCAACGATCATATAAACAAGATTTTTTACCGCGAGGAAAAGAAAATTCAATTTATGCCGGTTCAAAAATGACTTCTGCAGATTTTAATATAAATTCATTAGATACTATAGATGGTGGTCCGGTAGTCGAATGGATCACATCTAATGGCAATCAACTAATGTATCAAAATTCAAATAGCAGTGGATCGTTTAAATTAATATAACGTAAAAATTTAGAAACTTTTTAATTCAGCAATATTTATTATAAATTAAGGACAATATATGGGATATTTAGATAATAGTTCAGTTACGGTTGATGCAATATTGACAAAAAAAGGTCGAGAATTGTTAGCAAAAGGAAATGGTGCGTTTAAAATTACTCAATTTGCACTAGGAGATGATGAAGTTGATTACACATTATGGAATCCAGATCATCCATTAGGTTCAGATTATTATGGTGTAATTATTGAAAATATGCCAATATTAGAAGCGATACCTGATGAAACTCAAGCATTACGTTCTAAATTAATATCATTACCTAAAGGTTCAAAAAGAATACCAGTAATTTCAGTAACACCTGGATCTATTAGTGCGTTATCTGGTAAAAATGCAGTTATTAAACCAGACACTACTAATAATCCATCATTAAACCAGACATATGGATATACATGCATATTGTCAGATAACACAATTGGAACAATCGTTGCAACGAAACAATTGGCAAATGCATCTTTAGCTCCAACTGTTTCTTCATTTATTGGCGATAATAAACAAAGTGTTTCTGTAGTTGGTTTAGAATTTACATTTACTGCAGCAACATTAACAGCAGATTCTACTGCTACTATTACAATTATCGCAAATGAAACTGGTGGTAGTGTTACTATACCCGTTACTGTAAAAAAATATCAACCTTAAATAGAATTAAAAATATGAAATCATATAAATCGTTAAAATCTAAACATCGATTAGGACAAACACCTCCATTTAATGGAAACTCAATTCCGGGTGGGTCGATAACTCCGGGCTTCACTGATCAGACTAATTCAACATTACCCGAAGAATCTTTAAATACATCTAGAATGACTGATGCAGATTTCCAAAATGCAGTATCAGCTGCAGTACGTGCAAGAGAACAAGCTAACGCACGATTAAAAAAATTAGGTACTGCAACATTTACAAGATTTGATGTAACTGAAGATGTATTAAATGGAGAATTAGAAAATGTCACGGCTGGATTATGGTCAGATAATATCTCTAGTTTAACTACTCATTTTACATCATCGGCAAATACAACAACACAACGTCGTTATTATACAGACATATATCAATCAACTCCATCAGCTGAAGGATCGGCTATACAATATTCTATAGCATTCGGCCATGCATTAGGAAGTGGATCTGATTCGCAAGGTCAATTAAATGATTCGCCATCTCGTGCAATCTATTCACAATACAGAAGAATGCTATTAAATCCGAGTGATAATAGATTTACAACTGCTGGATCTGGTAGCACTGATTATATATATGTTATTAATTTTAAACGAAATAGAATAAAAGAGCGTTTAGATGCTGGTAATTTTGAATTACCATTATGTTCGATAACTTCTAGAGCTACTAATGCAACTGGTTCTGTTGTAACAGGTAGTAAAGTCATTACACTAATTGATGACTCATCTTTAGCATCTGCAACAGTCGGGGATGGCGGACGTGTATATAATATAGTATCAGGTTCAATTGCAAATGGCGTTCATAATTCAACATCACCAGTTTATTATGGATTGGCATATCCAGATCATGGAGTTTTAATTCTAGATGGAAAAATGTTAGATCAACAGTTAGGATATGCAACAGTTACTGGATCTAGTGTCGAAGCAAATAATCATTTTGTATTATTTCATTCAATCTCTGGTTCTTGTACGAAAACAAATCCATCAACTAGTGACCCATATGGTTTCTTAGCACGTAATTCAGAAAAAATTACTAGTTCACATTATTTTGTAAGAATTAAAAATGGTAGCTATAATTATACAAATAATCCTACATATGTAACTGGATCAGTTGGTGAATTTGTACAAAGTTCATTTCTAGATGACCCGAAAACATATATTACTACAATTGGGTTATATGATGATAATCAACAATTATTAGCAGTTGCTAAATTAAGCAAACCATTATTAAAATCATTTACTAGAGAATCATTAATACGTGTTAAACTAGATTATTAATAGTAAAAAAATTACTCAATTTTAACTCTGTTATATTTATATAAAATATAGCAGAGTTTTTACTATTATGCCTACAACAAATATTAATAATGATATAGATTTATACAAATCTTTAACGCCAACTGTTTTTAAAAAAATTGACGTTTCTGATGTTAATGTATATCCATTTAATGCACATAAATCTTGGACTGTATATTCTGGTAGTGCTACTAGTAGCTGTTTACCATTAAACGCAATATATACGGATACTACATACTTGCCAGCATTAGGTACAGAGTTAACATTTAATGATTTAAAAAATATCGATGATAGTTTACAATCCGTAACATATTTTTCTGTTAATCGTTTATTTTATAAATGTAAAACAGATATATATTTTACATTAGGGCCATCTAAACTAGAAAATACCAATAAACGTTTATATAATAATGCATCAATATTATCATTTCCTTATAATAAAGTAGGCGATGGTATAAAAAATAGATCTTTTGAATTAACTACAGTAACTAGAAGTATTAATATAAATTTAAAATCTACTAGATATGGTGATATTTATGATTCTAATATTAATACAGGGTCTATTATTTCAGACGTTAAATTTTATGAAGGGTTTAATGAATATTTTGATATTAGTAGAATTAATAAAAATACAGAATATGACCCATATTTTATAACTGGCAGTATATCTTTTAGTAATGGTATTAATACAACTGATGGAACTCAACAACCAATTGGATATTGTGCATCGTTTAATGGTTCAGGATCATATATAATACATAAAGATTCAATTCCAGGAAACTATGATCGAGCTACTAATTATGCAATATCATTTTTCATATCAGCATCAAATGCAGGAACTAATGTTCAAAATATTATAACAAAAAAACCAGAATCTGTTACAAGAACACCATATAGTATAACATTAACAACTGATAAAAAGATACAATTTGCTGCTATTAGTGCTACATATAATGCAAAATCAGATTTTATAGATTTTACAAAAAGTGCTTATGTAGCCGTAACATCGTCAACTGCAGTATCTTCTAGTTGGAATCATGTTGTATGTCAAAAATCTGGTAGTTATTTACAAATTTATTTAAATGGAGTTTTACAATCTAATACATTACACACTTCATTAAATACTACTAATTCTAATTTTGGACAAATCGATTGTGTAGGTAATACATATGTAGGTGGATGGGTTGACCCATTAAATACATTAAATAATTTTGTTGGTAAATTAGATGAAGTACGTGTTTATAATAAATCATTAACATCGACTGAAATTGGTTATTTAACTAATCGATCCGAAACTGGTTCAATGCTACAAACAAATGTAGTAGGAAATATTTTTGAACAAAATGGAATTGCTGTGATTTCGAGTCCGAATTATTTATATGATAATATATTACAAACTCCATATACTGCTAGTTATAAAAGTACAGTTCAAAGAAATGAATTAAGTGTTTTAGTAAAAGTTGGATCTGGAGATTTTAATTTATCGCTTAATCCGAGTTTAATACAAGATGATGGAATATCATATCAACCATATATATCTAGTAGCAATTTTCATCCATATGTAACTACTATAGGATTATATGATGATTCTGGAAATTTAGTTGCAGTTAGTAAATTAGCAAATCCGATACAAAAAAGAAATGACGTTGATATTAATTTTTTAATACAGTTAGATTTAGATAATAATATAACAACAGGTAATTTATGATAAAATTAAAATATTTACTTCGCGAATTAGAAGAAACCGATGTTAGTCGATTATTAGATAAAATTAAAAATAAACAATTTAAATTTTTTGCACAAGGCGATAACAGCCGTGTATATGAAATTGATGGTGAAGATAAATTATTTAAAATTTCAAAATCAGCAGACGAATTAGATGTGGCATCTATAATAGTAGGCAGATCGCAAGAATTTACAACATTTATACCAATTCATTATTTTGATGAAAATATGTTTATAATGTCAAAAGCAACACCATTAAATAATAATATAAAGCAATCAATTGATAACTTTATCGATCGATTTAAACAATTTGCTCGACACGAAGGAGGTGAAGTTTCGGTATTTGATTTTTTAGATTCGGATGGTGCTAGAAATTTAGATATAAAATTAGTTAATTTTTTAAGAGCATTGCAACAAGATATTAATAAAATAGGTATCGATGATTTAGATTTAGATTTAGATTTTCGTGTTGACAATGTTATGATTTGGAATGGTAATCTAGTAATGGTAGATTGGTAAAGGATATTATGATTAAACTTAAAAAAATATTATTTGAAGAATATAAAACGTTAGATGATTATGCTAGTGTTGAATTTACATT